GAAAGCATAAGTTTGTCTAGCCATAAATTATTTATTCTTAATTATAATTATTTCGTTATTTTTTTGTTCTAGTTCTAGTTCCAATGATTTTATAATACTAGCTTGTTTCTGTATAAACAATTTATGTCTTTCAATTTCGGATTGACATTTTTTTAGTTCTTCAGGACAACCTATCTCATCAAACATTTTTTCATTGGTCATTTCAATACCTCTATCTTTTTAACAACCGATCTAGGATATACAGTTACAGTACCAACAGAAAGTTTATCACCATCATAATTAAATGAAGTAAATATTTTAACTGTCTTTGTATCTTTAGAAAATAAGTAACCTATATCTTCGCACCATTGGAAAGTTAATTTTTCTACATCTTCTAAACTATCAAACCAACTTGCGTCTGTAATTATATCTTGCCAAATAATTTTTACTCTTTTGTATTTAAACTTTGGTTTTCCACCAGCTTTCATATAGATCCTTTATCGTAACTTTATTTTTTGTAACTTCTATAATTTTCTTTACCATTTCTGGATCGGGAAAACGTTTTACCTTTGCAGTTAAGCACCAACGCTGAACTGACGTGCCGGGATTTTGCACACCTTGTATGCCAAGCTCTAACCCAAAATTATAATAGGATAGACCTTTGTCTTTTCTGTATTGTTCGAGTGTCATAATTCCTTTCTTTATTGCTCTGATTTGTATGTATATATATCATATTTAATGCTTTACAAGTAAATTAATTAGTGTATACAATGTGGAAAAAAGGAACTTATGAAAAAACAAGAAGAACTAATACAAGACGCATTTTCAATATTCAATGGTGGTAAAGGTTTAGACCATTGGTCATACTCATCAACCTCAACACCCTTTGCTAAAAATTTAATTGGTTATACTTTTCCACAAGAAGTTAGAAGAACTTTTCCATTTAGATATAAAGCTAACTTTGGCAATCTAGTTAATAACACAGTACAAAAATTAATTGGACATGAGATTTGGAAAACATCTACCATGAAAGAACCTAAGTGGGATAGAGAGTTTAATAAAATTTTTCAAACAGAACTCGGCATGATAAACGAAAAACCACCAGTAGACAACAAGGATAAATTTGCAAGAGAACAAATGGTTGAGTATGCGATTGATTGTATAGGTGTTACAGAAAAAGTTGTTAAAGATATTGTTAAAGATGACAACTTAATTTGTGAGTATCATGTAAGAAAAAAAGAAATGACAATGATTAAAGATATTTTAGGTAAAGTAGATTATCTTACAGACAAAGTAATGATTGAACTTAAAACAAAGCCACCCAATATTAGAAAGGTTAAGAACAAGGAAGAGTGGACAATGAGTAGTCAAGCATTGCCAACTGAACCTACAACAGATAACCTTATACAGACTTCGTTCTACTATATGTGTACAAAGAAAACACCTTACTTAGTTTACACTAATGATAAGGATCATATTATCTTCGATAGTACATATGAGTTAATGAAGAAAGACCATCTGGAATTTCTTTACTATAAAATGGTTGAAAAGATTTTACTTTGGGAACGTATGATTATGTTTTGCAAAGGAAGTCTACCTGAACTTGCACAAATGTGTGAGCCACCAGATATATATCATCCTTTTTATTATAAGGATCTAGCACCAGAGCAAATAAAACTCATAACTAATTTATGGGGAATTAAACAACAACAATAACAAAAAGGAGAACTATGTCTTGGTTAGTATACAAAGCAAAAGTAGTAGGAACTTATACTTTTATTTACGCACAAAAAGTATGGGGTCTATTACCATTTTAAATAAAAACAAAAAAAGGAAACAATGAAAAGAAATATATATCAAAAACTACATGATGCCTGTTTAAGTGCAAAAGGTGTTAAGAAAGGTGCGAAAGCTAATGGGATGCACTTTAACCCATTGCTGCATGATGATGTACAAGCAACAGCAACACAAGCCTTATTAGATAATGGTTTGTATGCGACTTGTAATTATCTGACAGAGATTGTACCTAACATAAAACAAGTAATGGTCGTATGTACTATGAAAGTTTATGACGTTGATGATCCAACACAACATATACTTGTTGATGGGTGTTCAGCATTTGGAAACCTTGATAAGTTTGGAACTGGTAATGCCATGTCATACTCAAGAAAGTATGCGTTTTTAAATTTATTAAATCTTAAAACTGGTATCAAAGATGAGGATGGCTACAACGCTGTTCCATTTGATCCAAATTCTGTAGAGCAATCTGTGGAAGAACCTACTTATACTGATGATAGTATAGATGTGGAAGCTATACAGCACGAACTTAAAAACTCTAAAGACTTAAAAGAATTTAAGTTAAACAAAGAGAAACATAGAGGAAGTGTTGAATATCTTATGAAAAATAATTTACGAGCATACAAGCAAATATATAATACTGCTGAAATTCGTGAATTACAATTAAACAATGGTTAGTAAAAGCTAACGATAACAAAAGGAAAAGACATGAGTGATGAAGTAATATGGTGTAACTTAGTAAGAAACGAAAATAAGAATGCAGATAATCAACCAGATTGGGTTGCACCTGCAAATCCTAACGCACCAGAGGGTAAGAAATGGACTATCGGTGTAAAAATTGGTGATGCTTGGTATAATCCTGCAGGATGGGATGAAAAAGATGATCAAGGAAACTTAACTGGAAAACTAACTATTAAGATTAGTCCTAATAGTGCTAGTGGTACACCTAAATCAACACCACAAAATAAGGGGTTTCAAAATAAACCATCTTATGATAACAAACAATCATATAAGTTTTAATTAACTTATATTCGTCTTGGGGGAGTTTTTCTTTCTAGTTCCCTTTCGGTAGTTTTCTTCCCCGAGACACTAAAAAAAATATGGACAAGAAAATTACAGACATTGATCAAGAGATTGAGAAGAAGATTATTAATGATCGTCAAAAAGATTATGGCAATTATCAAGAAAACTTTATTATGTTAGCAGAAATGTTTACCATAATACTTGCAGGTAATTTAAGAACAAGAATTAAACCACATCAAGTAGGTCAATTAATGATGGGATTAAAGCTATATAGATCAACAAAAAATTTTAAGGCAGACAACTATTTAGATATGAGTATCTACAATAAAATGACTAAAGAGATACACAAAAAAGAGGTTGCCAAAAAGGATAAAGTATGACAAAGTTTATAAGGATCAAGTCTGGAGAGTGTAGTTTTAAACTAACAGAGGAGTTTGATTCAGTTGAGAAGGCTGCAAATAGTTCTAATGAAGGAACAAACGCAGAAGTAAAAATCGAAAATTTAAAAGTCGATTTTACAACAGTAAAAAAGGAGCATGATGGAAAACATCAAAGTGCGTCTGCAAAAGTACAGGGATCTTCAAGCGAAGAAACACGAGAAGTACTTGGAAGCAAAGCATAAAGTTAATAAGTATCAAAAAGATTCTTATAGATTGCTTTGGAAGATAGAGCAGACAAAAGAACGATTAATGACATCTATTTAGTCATTAGTTGATTATTAAAAAAAACTGAAGGAAAACGTAGGGGATCTATGACTAAAAATAAAATATTTACTGAAATAAAACTTGCTATGAAAGCAGGACATTATCGTGATTTATCAAAGAAAGAAAAAAAAATATATAAGAACGCATTTAAGAATGGTTACAAGTTAGCCAAGATACATTGTAAAAAAAGAACACCAGAGTTTTATAAACCAAGAAGAATTATTAGTTACTCATTTGCCAAACCTAGCACAAGAGTTGTTGATAGTATTATCAATAGAATTTGTGTTCGTTACGAAGTACACAAAAAAAGTTTATTGGGTAAGGTTAGAACACAAGATATAGTTAGAGCAAGAAATATTATTCACAATATGTTGTATGAAAAATATAACTTAAACCTTACAGATATAGGTAGATATTTCGGACAAGATCATACTACAGTTTTACATTCAATAGAAATGAAAAAACACAAGCGAAGATTTTGGGATGCTGGTCAAAGCATTTGGCAAGAATACCAAGATTTAAAAGAAACTATTTTTTAGCAGTTTTAGCAGCTCTCTTAAATTGTTTAGCAGTTGGTCTACCTTTAGTTCCTGCTTTACGCATTTTCTCACCTGAACCTGCAGCGATACGTTTACGTTTAGCATGGATGTTACTATATAATCCACGTTTTGCCATAATTATTCTCCTTTTGTTGTTTAAGTTTTAACATACAATAGTTATCAAAACAACTATCATCCTTACCATCATGGCAAAAATATTGTTTGTTAGCTGTAACAATCCAGCCACCCTCATCACTCATTAATTGTTTATTGCAAGTCTCGCAGTAACCACAGATTAAAGATTGTTGCTTAGGTCTTACCCATGTTTTCTTTTTTATCGGCACTTCCACCTACGTCTTGCTTGTCTTATTCTTGAGTTAGGATCGTTTCTTGTTTTAGCTGATGAGTTTCTTAATTGTCCAGCAGATCTTGCACAATAACTTTTTCTACGTTTAGCATCCTTAGATCCTTTTTTAACTTTACCTGTTACTGCTGTCTTTAATTTTGATCCGGGATTAGCTCTTCTATATCTTGCAACACCTTTGGCTGTCATGCCAGCACCTTTTTTTGTAGGTCTGTAATTTGCGTCTTTGCCTTTTGTTGTTTTTCTAATAGCCATAATTATTCTTTTATTATTTTTTTAATAGCTTTGCTACCATCAATATTTTCTTCAAGTTCTGCTTCTACTTTACCACACTTATATTCAATATTATCATTTGCTCCACGTTCAGCAACACGTTTGCCTTTTAAACAATCTGACATTGCTGGTTGTATTCTGTGTTCAGTTAGTTCTCCTGCTATAAACATACAAAGAGCTACAACAGATTCAATCATAATACTTTACCTTTATTTACACCTTGTTTTAATACATATTTTTGTGTGCCATGCTTACCAGTTTCTACTTCTTTTTTTAAATTTTTTACAAAGTTCATTTGTTTTGTTTTTCTTTTCACATCAGAAATATATTGTACAACTTGTCTAGTAATTCTTTCCATTAGCTCTAACTTTATCTTTTAAATTTTCTACATCAGATAGTGTTTTTTCTAGTTGTGTTTTTAAAAATTCTATATTAACTTTGTTAGTCATATTTTGTTCTTGATTTGTAATTAATTTTTCTACATCTTCAAACAAACTTTCAATCAACATAAACTGTTCTTGATCAGTTGGTTTTTGTTCTGACTTTTTTAGTAGATCAGCTTGAAATAATTCTCTTGAGGTCTCAAGGCTTGTAAGTCTACTTGTTACTTCTGTGTATGCAAACACACCCATAGCAACTGTAATTACAATACCAATCATATTTTTTATTGGCATGGCTACTGATGTTTGATCTGATACTTTCATTTCTTTCCTTTCATGTAGTGATCTGAAGATTCATAATTCCATTTCTTGCCATGATGACCTCTTATATCAGCATACCACATTCTTAATCTTACTATCCATTTACGTACAGGTCTAGGCATTTTTCTTCTTCTTCTTACACTTGCATCTTGGAGCAAACAAATTGTTTACCCATTCCATATATCTATCAAAAAAACCAAGTACTTTATATATATATTTATCAATCATTAGTTGGCTCTGGCATTACATAGTCTTTTGGTGGCATTTTTAATTTAGTATTATCCATAGTTTTTATATCTGGGTTTTCTTCCATATACTCTTTTTTTAAATCTTTCCATAAATTTTTCTTAACAGGTCTATCTTCATTTATATTTGTTGGAACAACACCTCTACACTTTGACACTAATAATGCAAAGTTTTCATTCTGTGCAAGGCTAGGGTTTCTATTTACCTTGTTGCACATCTTCATTAACTCTAACTGTTGTTTTAATTGTGCGTTTTCTTTTGATGTCTTACAGCTTGTACCTAAATACTTTCTAAATGTTATGCTAAAGTTTTGTGAATCATTATCATAATCGTTAGTGTTTGATGTTCTGTAATCTTGTTCATTGTTTCTATCTTCTATACGAAAATCTATTTCGCCACATCTTTCACTACCATTATTTAAATATTCGTTTCTAGGATAAGCAGGTTCGGCAAAGATTGTTAATAGGCATAACATAATTATAAGTATAGCTGTAAATCTGTAGTCCATCCTGCAATACTCCATAAGTCATCCTAATAATTTATTTCCCTATTTAAATCTTTTATATCCCATTCCATTTCATTCACACGATTAGCAAGAACTTCATATAAGTTTTCTGCCATCTCCCATGTACCTTCAGCTCTCTCTAGTTTTTGTAAGATTGTATTTGTTTTTTCTGTAAGCACAGCAACATCCCTACGAATATTCTCAAGCTCCATAGTTTGTATGGCTTGTATCTCTGATTTATTTGCGTTGATAGTGTCTGTTAGATTAACAATGTATTTAACACCTGTAAATGTTCCAACTAATACAGACGCAACAACAGGTATCATTACTATATTTTTTTTAAGTAAAGCTGCTAAATCCATTCACAAAAACCTACAGTATGTATGCTACAACTAATACAATACCAACAGCAATAACCACTTTCTTGTGATCTTCCCAATAATGTTTTACTACATCTCTAATTTCATCAATCATAATTATCTCCTATGATCTTCTAATATAAGATATTATCTACCTTGTCTATGATATTTCTTGTAGCTTCTTTTCTCGGATTTGTTAAGGTTTTTTTTATGCCTTCTTGGTCTTTTAGGTGGCTTATCTCTAGGTACAAAATGTGTAAACTTCTGACGAGCCATTACTTTTTCTTTTTATATTTAGGTTTTTTTTTCTTTTTTTTACCAGTTTGTTGAGATAATAAACTTACTTTCTTATTATATTGCTGTGAGTATGATGTAGATATATTCTTCATTTATATTTTTTCTCCCATATTTCTTGTTGGCTTAATCCTACTTCATCTTGTTTTAATTTTAATCTATGGTCTATTTTAGTTATATCTATCTCTTCTACTAAAGCATATCTGTAAATTTTAGTGTCAGAATTTTTCCATTGAAAATGTAAAAGGTATTTAGGTTCATCATAGTTACTTAATAAACCGGGATCAAAA